TTATTTATAGTAGCTGTTTGATCACCAAGATTAAATTGACCTGATCCTACGTTAATAATACCTAAATCAGCTAATAATTTTTGTTGCGTAGCATTTAAATCACTAATGTTAAACTGTTCTGGTTCTAACGATAAATCGCCCAAGCTATTTATTAAGGCATTGCTTATGTCCCCTGTGCCGCTAAATAGTTGGTTGTACAATGAGTCAGGAGCAGATTCAAGTTGCAAAGAGGGAGTATTAGCAAATTGATCCATTCCACTAAACAATGTCGATGGACTTACTGATGCTCCTACGCCTCTCATTCGACCTGTATCGCTTAAAGGCACTAAAGGTGCAGCACCACTTTCTAAATCTACTATTTGCGTATTAGCTATTCGCCTTTGATACAATGGAGTGAAAACTTGATTCCACCAACTAGTTAATAATTGTTGGTATTCATCGTTACTAACATTAAGATTTCGTATAAAATCTAGCCCCAACCCAATCTTATCTAAGTCTGCAAGCGTTTGCGAAGGAGCATTGCCATACAGATAAGGTGGAAATAGCTCATTGTATTGAGCCGCATCTCTTGCAAGCGTAGGGGGAACAACTCCAGTTCCATATTGTATATTCCCGTAAATTGGGTCTACAAAAGCACCCCCAGTGCCATAAAACCTTCCACCTTGTGCGTCGAAGTATGGCTGTGACGGTCCTCTGTCACCATTTACAACTGTCTCATTTATTTTCCTATCATCTTCAGATTGATCAGGTGGTGGAGGTGGTGGAGTATACGTATCTGCTCCGTACGAACCAGGAGGATCTTTTATTTCAAGTGGGCCTTGTTTTATACCTTCCTCTACGGCTAAATCTATAGTTGCTTGATCTATTTCTTTTAAGACAGATGGAGTGTATATAGGCCCACTGCCTGAAGAGCCTTGATCCGAAATTACAACCTTACCTGGAGCCGATGTAACATAAGATTCTGGTAAATTAGGCAGGTCACTACCTGAGATAAGTATATCTAAATCATCATCGCTAAAATCAAACTGAGGGCCAATCGCATCACGCAGATATTTACGCGCACCTACTTGATCAATACCCCCTGTCTGAGAATTATAAAGTCCCTGATTAAATAAAAAATTAGGAGCAATATTAAAAGAACCAAGATTAGTTGCCATTAGCTAACACCCGATTTCGCTCTTCGCATTCTGCCAATAGGTCTATATACCATAGTTGATCTTCGTATGCGAAAATGTTGGTCTACTACGCCATTATTGTAATTTAACGTGCATTGAGAATCATATCCACTTAAATCTGTGTCAGCAGAGATCATACGCAGTGTACCTAACTTGCCTTGATTTAAGCTATCTACATCAAGTTCAAACCCTGCATCTTCTAAGTTTATAAGATTAGCACTAGCAGTTAGTCCACCAGATTCCTGCGTAACTAAAAGATTATAGTTGCCAACAGCATCAAAGAAGGTGCGTCCATATAGCCAACGTAGCGAAACGTCACTGCCACTTGGAGCAGGTGCGCCTGTAGTAAAGTTTGCTTCGATTGGTTGGTTTCCATCGTCATTATACCCTGCACTCACCATATCGTATAACTTACCGTTATATCCCCCTGCGTGTGGCTCTTCATTTATTAACGCAGAACAGCACCGCTCAAAGTTATCATACGGCCCAAACCATATGTTGAATCGTTCATTGTAAATAATGCACTGATTCATTCTTGATGAGCTACCTTCAGGGACAAAAAACCACACTTCGTTTACGCTTGGATAATACACTGCGTGCGTTTTCTTTAAACGAGAAGCGTTTAAATTAGGCCAATATCCATCATCTAAAGCGTAAGATATCTTATTAATCTCTTCGCTACCTGCCCACATATAAACCCCATCTGGACGCACAAACACTTGCCTTTCGTTAGGCAATGTAATGCAAGCACGTGAAGAGATTGTCCCTGCTTGAGAGGTTTGCTGTAGTTGAAAAGGGATAGAAGCGTTGCCAGTAGGCGTTAGCGTGTGGATTCCATCTTCGGTGTGTATAGCAAGATAACTCTGAGTAGGAACAATAGCCGTAATAGCACTGCCTACGTTATAGAAGTCTGTTGCTCCCCAAGTCTCTATATCTAATATATTAGAACGCCAAATACGATTATCATCTGCGTCCGTATTAGCGCACCATAGTCTATTATCCCACCACGCAATGTGTTGTGCTGTAGTAAAACGAGAGTCTAAGCCTAGTACTGAAACAGAAGCGTCTGATGCGTTCCATACGATAGGGGGATTGACACCGTTAGTAGCAACCATCCTATTGTTATTACTACTTTTTTCTCCTGTGGTAACAAAAGAAAACGTGTTATCATCCCCTGCTGTTTGTGCTGTAATGGTTACGCTGCCTGTTATGTCTGTCCACCCACTGTTGTAATAGAATATCTTATCCCCTGCCGTTATTACTGTGTGGGAAGCACTGCTAGTGTAATCATACTCATGTGCGCCTGTAACAGTAGGAGTGCCAGAGATAGCACTTTGATCGTTAAAGGAAGCAAACCCTTTACGTTTCTCTACTGCACCTGCCGCATTGATACGACAGTTACGCATACCAGACAACTCATTAGCCGCAACATCTTCTGGAGGTCTGTTGTAAACAACTCCCTCAGTCCACGGTCCAAGTTGTATTGACCCACCTTGATAAGGCATTATGCACTACCTACGGTTCCATCTACAGGGGTAAAGGAGAAAGCAGGATACCTATCTCTTCGTTCCATCCTATACCTACGGTTGCCATCGTTTTGCCTGTTAATGTTCAAAGCACGATCAACAACCTGGCGATACTCAGCAAGCTCTACAAGTGCGCCCTCAAAGTCTCCTTTTTCTTGCTTGTATAGTTTAGCTATGCCAAAATATAGAGCAGGTTGCAGGATCTTAGGAACTTTCTGAGTTAGATCAACACTGTCATCACCAGAAGTGTAGTCAGACAAGTAGCCATAGTAGCGATAATCTATAATAGTGTTAGAGTCATCTGGAGCAGGATATAACTGCACCTTTTGATTGCCAGAAGAATCTAACCCAATCATTACAACGCCATTAGGCTCACCTGTTTGCGATTGGTCAGGATCACGAAGATCAATATCTTCGTTACCTATGATAGATATGACGTAATCCTGTGAACGATTACGAAAAGATAGTGGGTAAGAAAGGTCAGAGGCTAGACTGTATTCTTTAGTACTAGCCATACTGCTTAAGGTGGCTTTATTTGAATTATCAACTTTTACCTCTTCAGTCAAAGTAAATGCACCTGTTTCATTCTTTACCGTAAGAATTTTATTGGTAGAATCCCACGCAGTTACAGTAGCGGTTGCTCCACTAGTCACACCCGTAATCGTATCAGTAGCAGAGAAAGTGCCTGTAACACTGGTAAGAGTAAACTCTCTTGTGCATTGTATAGTACTCGACTTATGCAACCACCACCAAGTTGCTTCACCTGTTAGCTGTTGCAGTGTAGAGTTGAGGTAAAAACGTGCTTGAGTCTGGAAGTCTGTGTTGGTAGTATTCAGCCCCACACGTGCTAAACCTGCTTGCAAACACTCTAATACGTTCATATTAGGTTACTCCAAGACCCGTTTTCATACCCTTGAAATTTGTTTGTACTGCTGTTGTAAATGATCATACCATTTACAGCGGTTAGGGCATCCCTTTCGGTAGTAGTCAATCTTGGCACAGTAAAGGAGTCAGACAAATCAGCTATGCCTATGTCTGCTGCTCCAATATTAGCCGCTTCTCCAAAGAACACTGCAGAGTTAATTGACTTAGCCCTAATCGTATCTGCTTCAGCCATTACTCAATCGCTGTAGCAGCAAGAGCTTCTGCGTCCATTCCTTCAATCTCAGCCTGTCTTGAAGAAAAGGTCTGTCCATTCTCCCAACGCGCAGTCCAACGCCTAACGGCATCAGATCCGTTTTGCGCTACACCTTCAGGGGGAACAGGTCGAAAGCCCTCTGGTTGAAAAGTGCCACCACCACGTGCGGCCAATACCTGTTGAGCATCAGAGTTAGACTGCTTTCTCTTAGGTGCTTTAACGCTAGCTTGAACACCCAATGCTTTACGCATTGCATCTTTCTGCTCTTCCGTAGCACGCTCAAAAAGGCCAAGTAGGGGGTTAGCCTCAACCTCTGCCTTAACAGGCGTAGGTTCAGGAGTCATTGCTGTTTCTACTGCCGCTTTTACTGCGGCTTCATCGGTATTGATCTTACGTGGTCTTGGCATAATTCCCTCATAGTAAAATGGGCAGGGGGTTAATTCCCCCTGCCCACATAGGTTACACAGGCAAATTTAGATAAATGGCACACTGCTGTTCATCAACAACATCGCCATACGCTAAAGTTCCAACTACGGACACAAGGTCATTATTTGACCCATGAACAGCCGCTGGAGATGCTTCACCTGCTGTATTAACTGAAACAACCATAGGTCTACCAGAGTGCATATCTCCTGCTGTAGCACTGTTAAGATCATAACGCACACAAGCGATACCACCTGTCTGAATCCAACCATAATAGCCAGAAGTAAGACCTCTAAAACTCACACCAACTGGAACTGAATCACCCGTTCCAGAAGCAGGAGTAGTATTCGTTACTACCTGACGAAAAGCAGGAGCAATAATCTGCAAATCAGTCGTTCCACTTGCCACCGCAGTGTGCAATGGGTCGTAGAGCGTAAACTCTACTGCATTGCTAGATTCAGCAGTATGCGACTTGATTTTGTAGCTATAGTATTCACCAGTGCCATCTATTGTCATTAGGTAACTACCTGCCAACTCATTTGCATCATCTACACCTGAAAGAGCGGCTGAAGTAACGGTAATGACACTAGAACCTGCGGCTACAGGACTGATCGTAGCATCATCAAACTCAGCGATGTTGCCAGCACTAAAATCCTGCGCTACCAAATGTCCTGCGGTAATCGCTGCACCTGCTTTGGTGTAACGAAAAACGCGACCATCTGAAAACTCTAGCTTTTCACCTAAATCAAACTTAGCGTACGAAGATTCTTCAAAAAGACCTTGACCCTGATGACTTCCTACGCCAGTACCGCCAATACGATTAACACCGTAATTGTTATTTTGAAATGTCTGTGACATTTTATTTTACCTTTCCCCTATGGGCAGGGTTATAGGGAGCATTGGCTTGCTCCCCAGGTTAATTAAACCGTGGACGAAGTGGTGATGTTAGACAACACACCCTGCCGTCTGCGGTTGTTCGTCATCAACTGACAGCCTACTATAATGAACCCTACTTTTGCTTGCTGATTGGAGGGTTCTTTGAACGGAGTTTTGGCAAAGTTCAGCCCTTCCTGCATCTTAAATTTAAGATACTTGGACTGAATCATAAACAACTGATGCGCATTTGCTGCTCCAGGTGAATCACGGTCAACAATGAACTTAGCACCACGGAACGTAGCACCCTGTCCACCATCGCCAAGAGCCTGATCCGTATTGGAAGAGAAGCGGTAATAACCCGTTCCTTCAAATATTGACTCGTAGTCACCATAAACCGAAAAGTTGGTAATGATGTGATCAGGCGTATCATTCGCTTCGCTTACCTGATTCCACAAGTCGCGCATAGCAAGAACGCCACGATATTTATCACCATCTAAACTGTTAAAATTGTGGGTGCTGTAATCAGTTGAATAGTTTACACGCTTGTTATCCCACCACGTGTTAGAACCACTGTTTACACTGTGAACAGTAGCACCTGCGCTAGTAGAAGCAATGTCCTGCAAGCCAACAATAGCCTTACCAGACTGTGCGCCCAACAAAGCAGCGTTGATCGTAGACATCGAACCCGTCATCGCCTGTTCGGTCTTAGCCGTAAGGAGCTTAACTGCACGATCCGAAGCACGGTTTTCAATCTCTTCTGTCATCGAAATGACGATAGGCGTAGCCTGGTAGCGGAAATACTCAAAACAGGCCGTAATTCCGTCGATTGAGTCCGTGTTGAGCGAATCATATCCATCAAACCACTCACTGTCAGCAAGCGAAAACATGATATCTTCTTGGATCTGCTTGCCACCATTGTAGGTTTCAAGAATCCCTGCTTCACGGAACGCCTGTACCGTGGGGTAGGAATTGCTAATGTTATCGGTAAGACGCTTGCGCTTTGCACGCATGGTCGTTGTCCATGCGGCATCCCACTGTTCGGTTGTAGTTACAACTGCCATGATAAATTATCCTTGTTTATTCAAATCCTAAGTTGCGGAGTTCGGCAACGAGTTCTGAGTCACTAAGAGGTGCGCCCTCATTAGCCACAGTGACAGAAGATCCGCTACTTGCACGCTTCTTACTAGCACGCCTGACATTTTGATTAGTTTGGCGCAATGACGCTGCTTGGTTTGCCTTTTCCCCACTAAGAAGCTCATACGCCTCTGTAATGGTGTATTTAGCATTAGTCTCAGGATTGTTTGCTGAAATTAATCCCTTGATACCATCTGCGTACTTATCTAACTCACCGCCATACTTGTCACGTGCTTCTTGCAATTGACTTGCCGCATTTTGCAACCGACCCACATTCTGTTGTTGCAAAAGGGCTGTAACGCCTTTTTCCAACTGGTCAATCTTAGATAGCTTATCTTCGTATCCCTGCGATTCAGTCTTGATTATCTGCCGTACAACATCTATGGCAGAGCTTTCATCTGGACCTAATCGCTCACGTAGATCAGCATATGGATCGTTGTTTTGTTGGTTTTGCGGTTGATTTATTTGCTGCTGCAACGTCTGAATCATTTGATTCTGTTGCAACATTTGCTGTTCAAACTGCCTACGTTGATCAGCTAAATCTTGCGTCTTTCGCGTGTAATCAGCTTGCTGTTTCTTAGCTTGATCTATAACACTGTGATACTCTTTAGGCACTTTTGACTTGTCCTCTGCTGCCCAATTAGTAACACTACTAGCGTCAAAATTAGTTGTTGTCCCTGCACCATTGGACTCCACCTGTGTATCGTTATCCATCGACAAATCAGTTGCAAAATCAAATGAATTGTCTGATTGGGCGGTACTAGGAGAAGAATCCTCTACTGAGGGTTCAACTGACTCGACTGCTTGTACTTCTTCACTCATTGCTCACCTCACATTTTGGCGTTGTTGGGTTTATCTGCCCATTCGCTTCTAATTGAAGAGCTTTTGGGTGGTTCTATTCGATGCTCACGTGATCCTTTAACAGGGTCGTTAGCCTCGACAATATTATACTTCTTCATAATTCTTTGTTTATCGCCATAACTGTCAATACGTTCAGCTACAGCAGGTTCCCATCGTCCATACAAACTAGAATGGGATAAATGAATCTGGTTACGTCCTTTTGAGCTAAAGTCTTGCTCCATATGACCACCACACGCGCACGCACGTGTCTTAGGCACATCAGAAGATTTGTGATACCAAACATCTTTTTCTGTGTTATCGCACTTTTTGCAAAACCAATCATATGAAGGCATTTATTCACCTTTTGGAATATTACTAAGTATATGTTCCATTACTTGTATTTGAAAACCATTTCCTAACATTTTATATCGTTGAGTATTAGAAACTCCTTCAGTGTAACCTTCTGGC